GAATTAAATAAAATCGCAATCATACATTTATTCTTATTAGGGTTTGAAGATGAATTGTCAAACTTTTCATTAGCGTTAACTAACCCATCTTCACAAGCAGACTTATTAAAAGTCGACCTTTGGAAAGAAAAAATTGCATTGTACCAACAAGCCGTTGCCGCAATAGCAGGTATAGCACCGGTATCAGTATCGTGGGCTAAGAAACATATTTTAGGATTCTCTGATGAAGAAATCAAACTTGATTTACAACAACAAAGAATTGAGATGGCCGTAGGTGCTGAGTTAACAAACACAGCAACAATGATTACTCACACAGGTTTATTTGATAACATTGATAAATTATACGGAAATAAAGTTTCCGGAGCAACCGCAGGTGGAGCAGCTCCAGCATCACCACCGCCACCAGGAGGTGGAGGATTCGGAGGTGGAGGAGACCTAGGTGGTGGAGGAATGGAAGATTTAGGAGCACCTGAAGGAGCGGCACCTGAAGGAGCGGCCCCTGAAGCTGCAGCGGCACCCGAACCGGGAGGAGCCCCTGAATTAGCTCCTGAGTCAATTAAACGGGATAATTTAAAAATATTAGTAGAACAAGGTTCCTTAACTGAAGATGATTCTTACATTGATTTATCAAAAGGAAAAAATTCTTTAGGAGATATTGAAGTACAATTAGGTAAACTTCTAAAAGATTAGATATTTATAATAAAAATTAGATATGAAAAATTTTGGTTTATTAAAAACAAAGATAGAAAATGTATTGTTAGAATCATATGCTAACGACACATTCAAAAACGAATTAAAAACATTTAAGAAACTTGTTATAGAAAATAAAAATATAAGCAAGTTGTTTTATTTATACGATGAACTAAGTTCACCAAAATCTTTAAGTGAATCTTATTGTAATGATTACATCAATGAATGTATTAAAATTTACGAGAATACCGTAAACAAAATAAAACAATCAGAGATTAATCAAATCGTTGCTTGGGTTGGAAATAAAAATGTGGAAAGTAGTTATACAGATATTGACACATTATTCTCTAGCGATGTTTTAACTATTGAATCAAAAATCAAAAGTAGAAAGGTTATTGCAGAATCTCTTAAAAAATTACCAATAACAACCACTGAAGGTATCGACCTACCATTATCAACTATGGTAAGCGTTGCAAACAAAACTATTAAAAGTTATATCGATGGATTAAACGAATCAGATAAAAAAGAATTAATCTCTTTATTGTCAGAAGATGATTCAACATTGAATGAAAAATACAACACACTTAAAGAAGGTGTGGTTACAAAACTAACGGAAATGAAAAATGCTAGCACTGATAATTCAATGCAAACAAGAATAGATGAAACTATATCAAAAGTAATTTCTGAAAAATACGATAAACTTACGTATTTCAAACTTAAGAATCTTAAAGAGAATCTTTAATCATTATCGGACTTGAACTTTTTTTGGACATACTTAGCCTTAGAAAGTTCAGCTCTTTTAATAACAGATTTTTTAACAAATTCCTTTCTTTTAAAAAGTTCCCCACTTTGACGTGTCTTAATAACTTTACTTTTATAAAGTTTTAAGGCCTTCTCAATCGTAATGTTGTTATTTAATTTTACTATTATCATATATAACATATATCTTCCTCCTACAAAAAAGTTTTGACATTACCACTAAAAACCCCTATTATTTTAAAAAATAAACGGGAATAATATGAAAATTAATGAAAAAGGGGAAAACCTCTCAACTAACCGGTTTTAAAACCGCCAAAGTTATCTACGGAACAGTCGATTCCATAAACCTCAAATCTCTATACTTAAACATCCAAACGTGGGTGGAACCAATAGAAGAATCCGAAAATTGGACAAGAGTCGTCCTAAACCTAAGTCGAGGTGTCAAACATTCAATTTACAAAACAATTGATAAAAAAATCTTCACAGATAAATTTATTGTCGATTTAGATTTACGTTCAAGTGGTCTTAATATAGGAAAAAAATCCTTTATGAATCTTGAAATAAATTTCTACCTACAAGAAGAAGGTTTAGATATCAAAGGTGTAGAACTAAAAAATACACTACAAGAAATTACAAAACAAATTTTTAAAACCAATTTTACAAAAAATGAATATTTTAATTTTTATTTAACTAAAAAGAGCAAAATAGAAGAAGAATCGTTACAAACCGAGAATGTTTAATATTTATAAATAAAACATTCAAAATGAATTTAAGAATATTACAACCAAGTGAATCAGGAAAAGGTATATTAGTTGAGTACGACGCAGGTTATGTTAACCCAAATGATACTCGTAATGAAACCTTAATTAGAGAATCTAACGAAACGTTAGACCACTCTAAACCATTTGAATTCTATGCTGTATTACAAAAATATAATACCCCAAATAGAAATGGTAGATTATACCCTGAACGTATATTAAAAAGAGAGGCCGAAAACTATAAAAAAATGATTAAAAAGGGTACCGCCCTTTCCGAGTTAAATCACCCGGAATCATCTCTAATCGATTTAGATAGAGTGTCTCACGCAATCACCGAAGTATGGTGGGAAGGAAATGTATTGATGGGTAAAATAAAATTACTTACATCTCCGGGATTTCACGAAAGTGGAATCTGTTCAACTAAAGGGGATTTAGCAGCAAACTATCTTAGACAAGGAGTTACGTTAGGAATATCCTCAAGAGGTGTAGGGTCACTTAAAAAAATTGGGGAACAAAATGAAGTACAGGATGATTTTGAATTAATTTGTTTTGATTTAGTATCGTCACCTTCAACTCCGGGAGCGTACCTATTCTTAAATAAAGACGACAAACATCTATATGATGAGAACTTAGAAGAAGAGAAAAAAATGAGTGTTGAAAGACACGTTGGAGATTCCGGAAATAAATCGCTTGACTTAATGAAAAAATTAAACGATTATTTGGGATACTAAATTAATAACAAAAAATGGAAGAAAAGTATTTTATCGCAAAAGTTACCTTAGACTCAGTTGATGAGGCGTCAGGAAAGATTAAAAAAATGAGAGAAGAAAAATTAGTAAGTGGTTATAACCCTACTGACGTTGAGGCGAAAGTTACTAAAGTTTTTGAACATTACACAATGGAGTGGAGAATCACAGCAATTGTTGAGAGTAAAATCGACGAAGTAATTGAGTAATTAAATTTTAATTATTAAACAAAAGAGGACTATATGTCCTCTTTTTTTATGCTTTTTATTTTATGGTGATATTTATGAATGTATAAAAACCCCTATGTGAATTGAGTTTAATTTAAACTTTTTTCATATTGGGAGATATTTATATATTAAAAACAATATAAAAACAATGGCAAAAGAAAAATCTTTAGTTGAAGAGGCTATCATCCAAATGAAAAATTTGGAAGAAGCGGTAGCTGAGAACGCAAAAGGAATACTTGCTTCTACAATGAAACAAGAAATCAAAGACCTAGTAAAAGAATCTTTATCTGAACAAGATGATGAGATTGAAACCGATGACGTTGAAATGGATGAACCTATGGGTTCTGATGATATTGCCGATATTGATATGGGTGATGATTCAGACGAAGAAGAGGATGAAATGGATACTGATGATATGGACGACACAGAAGAAGATGGTGACGACGAAGAAATTGATATGGACTTCGATGACGAAGAAGATATGGATGACGAAGAAGATACTATCGACTTAACTGATGCTGACGATGAAGAAGTACTAAGAGTATTTCAACTTATGGGACCGGATGATAACATTGTTGTTACTAAAGACGACAAAGGAAACACTCACCTTAAAGATGAAGAAACTGGAAAAGAGTATATGATTGTTGGTGAAGGTGAAGAAGGTGAAGACATTGGAATGTTTGATATGGAAGAGTCTTGGGACGAAATGGACGAAGAAGAAATGGATGAAGAATCTATCGAATCTATCGTTGAAAGAATGTTCGGTACTGATGACGAATCTGAAGACTTAGAAGAAGATGAAATGGACGAAATCGTTTATGAAATCGAAATGGATGAAGATGATTCTGAATACATTGATATGGATGAAGATGATTCTTACGATATGGAAGAAGATTATATGGACCCTGTTATGGAATCTAAAAAAATGTCTATCAAACCTAAAGGTGTTGGAATGGGAAGTCCAAAATTCAAATACGATGCAAAACCTAACCAAGGTACCGGATTCAAAACAAAAATGAAACAAGGTGACAAAACTATGGGAACAGGTAAACCTAAATTTGAATACAAAGAAGGTGAAAACTCAGGAAGTAAATTGGGTAAAAACTCAATGGTTAAAAAAACTGAAACAAAAGAATCGTCAACTATGAAACCAATGGCTAAAAAAGTTGAAGGTAAAAAAGAAGAGACAAAAGAGGCTTCACGTACTTTAGGTGCAGGGTCTAACTTTAGAAAAGGTGGTTTACCAAAACCAAGAGCTCATTCAAGCTTTAATACCGCGATTAAAGAAAATACTTCTAACTCTGAACTAAAAGTTCTTAGAGAAAAAAATGAGGAGTACAGAAAAGCACTTAATATTTTTAGAAATAAATTAAATGAGGTTGCAATTTTCAACTCAAACTTGGCTTACGCTACACGTTTGTTCACTGAACATTCAACATCAAAACAAGAAAAAATTAACATTTTAAGAAGATTTGATGGTGTTGAAACTATTAAAGAATCTAAAAGTTTATATCAAGTCGTTAAAAACGAATTGTCAGGTAACTCTAAAGTTCAAAATATGAACGAGTCAATCGAAAGAACAATTGCTAAATCACCGTCTACGGGAGCAGTTAACTTAATTGAATCTAAAACATATGAGAATCCACAGTTCTTGAGAATGAAAGACTTAATGTCAAAAATAAAATAAAAATAAATTAAAATTAATAAAAACCAAAAAAATGGGAGCATTATTAGAATCAGGTCTAGTTGGTAACATCGGGTTAAAACACTTGAAAGTTATTAAAGAAGACACAATCAACAAATGGGATAAATTAGGATTCCTAGAAGGCCTTAAAGGTCACTTAAGAGAAAACGTAGCTCAATTATATGAGAACCAAGCGTCTTTCTTGATTAACGAAGCTACTTCAGATGGTTCATCAGGTTCATTCGAAACTGTTGTATTTCCTATCGTAAGAAGAGTATTCTCAAAATTATTAGCGAATGAAATCGTATCTGTACAAGCTATGAACTTACCAATCGGTAAATTGTTCTTCTTCGTACCTAAAATTCAAGGTTATGCAGATTACACTGCACCAACACCTGCAAATGATTATGTTGGTGGTGGAACTCACCAAGGTCCAGTTGGAGCGGTTGACGGATTAACAGCTGCTGAGGCTCAAGCTAACGCAGGTTACACAGGAGCAAACGCTTTCAAGAAAAATCTTTATGATTTATTCTACGAAGGTTCAGAAGGTCAATTAGACCCTCCAGGATTGTTTGATTATTCTAAAGGTCAATGGTCAGCAGTTACTAAAACTGCGGTTGTTATGGTTTGGTCTAACGGAGAATTAGTAGTTGCTGATAGTACAGCTTTAACTAACCAATTCAACGGTAAAAACATTAGAAAAGTAATCGTAGCATTATCAGGTTTCACAACTGCAGGTACAGGTAAATTAATCGGACCTGATGGAAATGAAGTTGATACTGAAACTTTCTTAGCTGATTTAAGAATTTACAGTGATTCTGCAACTGCGTGGACTGCTGAAACATCTCCTTGTAATGTTATTACAGATGTTAACGATAATCCAAATTCATTATTGTTCAGAGTTGTTACTCAACAATACGGTCAAGGAATCGTTAGTAACTTAAACAAACAAAGTGGAACTTCATTCCCTACTACAGGTAATGGTGGTGTTTACAATGATGTATGTTCTCCTCAAGGAATCATCTACTTAGAAGTTGATTTATCTTGTCCAACTTGTCCTTCTTGTGGAGAGACTTTAGACGGGTATACAGGAACAACTATTGGAGTTTTAGCTTCAGGTGATTTCAAAGCTGTTTACAGAAGATATGCTAACTTAGAATTTGAAGATAAAATCGGTGAGGTTTCTTTCGAATTAGATTCAGTTACTGTATCTGTTACAGAAAGAAAATTAAGAGCACAATGGTCTCCTGAGTTAGCTCAAGACGTTGCGGCTTTCCACAACATCGATGCTGAAGCTGAATTAACAGCTTTATTATCTGAACAAGTTGCGGCTGAAATCGACCGTGAAATCTTAAGAGATTTACGTAAAGGTGCAGCGTGGAACTTACGTTGGGATTACAATGGTTGGAGAAGAATATCTGCAACAACAAACTATACACAAAAAGATTGGAACCAAACTTTGATTACTGCAATTAACCAATTGTCAGCACAAATCCACAAATCTACTTTAAGAGGTGGAGCTAACTGGATTGTAGTATCTTCTGAGGTTTCTGCTATTATGGACGATTTAGAGTACTTCCACGTATCTAATGCTTCACCTGAACAAGACCAATATAATATGGGTATTGAAAGAGTTGGAACATTAGCAGGACGTTACCAAGTTTACCGTGACCCTTACTTCCCAGCTAACCAAGTGTTAATTGGACACAAAGGAACATCATTGTTAGACACAGGTTACATCTACGCACCGTATGTACCGTTACAATTAACTCCAACAATGTACAACCCATTCAACTTTACACCGATTAAAGGTATTATGACCCGTTACGCAAAAAAGATGGTGAATAATAGATTTTACGGCAGAATTACTGTAGATGGTGTTAGAACATTCGATTTAAGAGAATTGAGATAATCAAAATCTTAAAATATTTAACAAAAAGGGACTATATGTCCCTTTTTTTTATGTATATTTGTAAACAATCAAGTTTATGGTTGTATTTATAATATATGAAGAAAATACTATTAGAAAAATCAGTTATTGATGAAATTTTGAGATTATATAATGATGAGATGTTAGGCTCTCCATCTATATCTGAAAAATTAAATATTAACAAACAAGTTGTGTTACGAACATTAAAAGAAAATGGTGCTATTGTCGGTATCTCCGGTAGAAAATATAAGGGTGGGAAATCTGAATCAGATAAACGACATTATCTTAAAAATAGAGAAAAACGATTACAATATTTTTCTGATTGGCAAAAAGATAATAGAGACCGTCTAAATGATTACCATCAAAAATGGAGAGAAAAAAATATTGATAAACATAGAGAATATAAACGTAAGTATGAAAAACATCGTAAAGATACTGACCCCCTCTATAAACTAATCTCCAATTTCAGAACGGCAATCTATCAAGTATTAAAGGAGAGTAATGTAGAAAAGAACGGACATTATTTTGATATTTTAGGATATACTCCGGAGGAATTAATTAATCATTTAGAAAAACAATTTACGGAAGGAATGACGTGGGATAATTACGGTGAGTTCCACGTAGACCATAAACTACCTATATCATCATTCAATATCAAAGAAATCGGAGACGAGGAATTTATGAGATGTTGGTGTTTGGATAATCTTCAACCGATGTGGGGTGAGGAAAATATCCGTAAATCTAATAAGGTTTTATAGAAACTGAGGTATTTATATAAAAAGAAATTTATGAATAATTTATTTGAGATATCGAGTGAGGAGAGAAATAGAATATTAAATCTTCACGAGGGAGCAACAAAGAGACAATACTTAACTTTAGAACAGTCCGGTCAACAATCGGGTGGAGTTTCAACAACTAAATCATCTACACCAACATCATTTCCAAAACAAAATGTTGGGAACCAATTTAAATTTGGTGAATACCAATCAGATGTGGTTAAAAATTCTATTGCGGCATTAAAACCTAAAATTGAGGAATTTATTAAAAACAGTGGTGGTAAACAATTTATTGTTAATATCAGTGCTGGGGAATCAAATGTTACAAACCCAAAAGGTTTTGAAACTAAGGGTAGTTTGGCATTGGCAAGAGCAAATTCGGTTAAACAATATTTTCAAGAGTTATTTCCGAATTTAATTAAAAATGGAACTTTGGTTATTAAATCACCTGCGGATGTTAGTCAGGTTATATTAGGAACAACTCCTTATGACAAAACTAAGGGAGATAATCAGAATCCCCAATTAATCAAACAATACGGTAAAGAACAATTTGTGACTTTTGATATTCAGGGGTCGGGTCAGGTTGATAATGTGACGAGTATTTGTAATTGGAAGGCGACCATTACTGCGGGAACCGGAACGGCTATTGCGAATTATGTTACAACCGATATTAACTTACAAGGTGCTGGTATATTAACCTTTGGTACGGGAAGTATTCCTGATAGGATGGTTGTTGTTGACAATAAGGGTGGTATTAAACAGGATACCGGATATGTTGCGACGGCACCTCACCAATATACAAGTTTTAAATATGTTCCATTATATGTATCAAAATTAACAAAATTAAACAAAACTGTTTCTGTTAGTGGTGCAAATGTTGTAACTATTAAAGTTAAGAGTATTGACGATTTAATGAGACAAATACTTTCTCCAAATGTAACACAAATTCCAACAGACCAAGAACTTATGAAGATGGGTGAAACTGAAGTTTACAATGGTGTTGAAGAATTGAGAACGTTATATAGTAAAGGTGTTAAAGAATTTGTTGTTTACACAATTACTTCATCAAGTGTAACGGCACCGTTTGACAATAAAACCGGAGATTATAAAGTTATAGTTTACTCCCCGGTTGGTAAGACGGGTTACAATTTAACGGGTAAATGTTAATCTTTTCTAACTGCAATAATTTTATAAACTAATTTTTTGTCCTTAACGTAAGAAATTGATGTTGTTGTAACACCATTATATGTTTCTTCCATAACTGATTGGACTTTTACTTTATAAACTTTGGATAATGAATCTAATAAGACGTTGGCCTCTTTGTCAATGTCTTTTTCTTTTGGTTTAGTTTGAGAAAACGATAATGTTCCAACAAGTAATACCGATAATAAGAATAACTTTTTCATAGTGTTTGTGTTTTATTTTACAAATGTAATTAGATTATTTTGATTTGCCTAATATTTATAAATAAAATATTATATGAAAAAATTATATTTCTTAGACGAAGAAGAAAAAGGTAGAATATTGAATCTTCACGAGAGTGCAACCAAAAACCAATATTTGAGTGAACAAGTTGGTGTTGGTCAAACGTTTACACCACCTAGTTGGGCTACTACTGAAGTAGAAAAGGCAATTGTTGACCCGGCTAAAAAAGCGGAAAGAATTAAAAACATTTCAAAAATTGTATGTTCACTTGATGGGGATAAAATAACTACTAAAGGTTCTCAATTTAATGGAAAATCTTGGGTGGACTATGTAACTAAATTTAAAATCACATCTGCTGAAGAGGCTCAAGCAAAAAAATTATGTTCAACCGGTGGAGATGAAAGATTATATAACATTGCAAAAATTGCGTGTAACGTTGACGCTTCAGGTAAAATTGTTAATCCAAAATCTAAATTTAATGGTAAAATGTTTACCGATTATATTAGTACCTATAAATTAACAGGCGCTGAGGTTGAGAAGGCTAAAACATTATGTGGTAAGTTAGGTAATGTACCTACAGCAGATGTGGGAAAATTTAATTCTCCGGCTAACGTTGGTAGTAAAGGTAGTAAAGGTAACAAAGGTAGTTCCACAGCATCAATTGCTCCAAACATTCAAGCGGTTCAAAAACAATTAGGTATACAAAACGGTACAGGTACATTAGATACTGCAACATTACAAGCGATGTTATCAAAATTAAATAGTGGTGTACAAGCCGCAGCTCCGGCAGCAGGGACGCCGGTACAATCGGTATCAACTTTAACTCCGGCAGGTATTGCCCCGGTAAGTAATACTCAATCACAACTTGGTATGACATCAGACCAACTTAATAATACCATAAAACAATTACAAGCTAACGCAAACAGACCAGTATAATGAAAAAAGAAATTTTATCAGAAGAAATAAATGCAATGAAATACCTTTTGGGGTATAAAAGAGGTGTTGTAATTTCAGAACAAGTGGCTCCTACAACAGGAACTACAGCGGCACCTGCGGCGGCACCGGCAGCACAAAAATTTAATTTTAATCCTAATCCTAATATTACTCCTGAGAGTGGGATTAACCTTAAAATGCAGACACCTCAAGATTTGGCAAAAGGGGTGGCGTCAGCAACTCCAGCAACTCCGGCACCGGCAGCACCGGCACCGGCACCGGCAACAAATCTTAGTACTCCGGATTTAATTAAACAAATTCAAACAATTTTAAAAACTAGATTTAACGCTATGTTAGGAACAGGTGGTCCAAACAAAGATGGTATTGATGGTGTATGGGGTAAGAATACTCAAACGGCTTTTGAAAATGCTTTGAAAGCGATTGGTAGTCAGGCGGCTGCGGCACCAGCGGCAGCAGCACCAACAACAGGAACTCCGGCAGCGGGAGCACCGGTATCGGGAGCAACATCGACAACTCAACAAAAATTTAATTTTAACCCTAATCCTAATCTTAATCTTAACCCTGAGAGTGGGATTAACTTTAAACCTTCAACTCCAAAATTATAATAATAAAAAAAGAGACCTTATTCGGTCTCTTTTTCTTTTTTAGATGATATTCTAATTGCTTTGGATATCACTTCACATTCACCCATAGAATAGAGTCCTGATTCGTATGCAAACTTAATTGCTTGTATTAGATAATAGATTGAGGTATCTTTATTCATTGTATCTAATAACGTATCCAAGTGTTCTTCATTATAGAGTGGGATAGAATTAAATAACTTTCCAAATAGTTCTTGTTGTTGTTCCATAATTAAATTTTTGTATATTTATAAGTATATGAACAAAAATAACAAAATACAGATTAAAGAGGCTACAGGTGACGGTGGTGGAAGAGGTTCTTACATTGCACCAATGCAACTTGGTATTAGAATATTTAAAAAGTCTCAAATGGGACCGTTTACAATTCCGGTATCTAAGTACGATAGTCCTGAATTAGAGTTTGATAGTTATGATAGTTCAATGGATGAGACTCCAAAACAGATTAAAAAAATTGAAGGTAAAGCTAAGAAAGTGACTAACTATATAAAAAATCATCCAAATTCAACCTTTAGTGATGAGGATGGTAATAACATTAATCAAACACCGGGTATTAAAGGTAAAAAGATAGTACCAATAAAAGAAAGTTCCTCAAGTATTACAGCGGGGGAATATAACGGTCCTATGGAAATAGGTTTGAAAAAATGGAAAAAATCAGAGTTAGGTCCTTTTATTGATGATACAAATCACCTATTAGATAAGAACAATAAAAACAATAAAAAAAAGACTTTAAAAAATAATATAAACCGAATTGTTGGTATGTGGGAGAAAGGTACTGATGGTACCTATAATATAGACACACACGACGTTCATACGGTTAACGAATGGGTTGAGGTAACCGAAGGTACCGTTTTGGGGGATATCGTCCCAAATGGTCTAAAAACCACCTCAAATTATGAAAGAGTTATTGATAAATTTAGAAAAGATATTCCTGAAGATAAAATTAATCAGTTTAATTTAATTTCTGAGAAGATAAAAGATTTTATTCAGGATAGAGGATATGTTATAAAAGTATTAAACTCTTGTAACACCGGATTTAAAGGTGTGAGAACAAGTAATATGATTATATTATGTTCACCGGATATGTTACCTAATTTTGCATCGTTTGTTTACATATTATTCCACGAATTAAAACACGAACAACAAATGAGTGATTTTGATATGAAGGATTCTTATATGGGGGATATTGAGGATTTTGAAGAGTTCTTTAAAATCTATTGGGATATGGAAATGGATGCTGACAATTATGGTAAGGATTGGGTTAAGAAAATTGGGGATGTGTTACAATTACCAAAAGAAGTCTATCATTTAGATAGAATGATTGAATCGTACCCTACAATGTCTAATATGATTAGACAAATGATGTTACACTTACATACTGAAGTTCAGACTTTAAAGAGTAAAGGATTCACCTACACAGATATTGGTGACTTGGATATTGTTAAGAGACACTTAAATAATCTTGAAGATATGTTCTAAATAAAAAAAAACCCTTACTTAGTAGGGGTTTTTATTTTTTTGGAGTTATCCACTCTATCTAAAATACCTTTTAAAGAATATTTGATTTGAGACTTCATTTCATTTTTAAGTTCTTGTCTAATACGTTCCACTTTGGTATCGTACATCTTAGTTAATTTATCCCAGTCTCTATTAGATAATAAGATATTACTGTAGTAGTATTCGTGATTGATTATACTAATTTTTTTATCGTCAAGTATAACGAAGATTCCTAACTCGGAGTGTTTAATATATCTCTGAGATGAAAGGGGGGCGATTAAAAATTTTGAACCTTCACTTGTAATAAGTTTACGACATATTGATTTGCAGATATGTACATCACCTAATAGCCCCGGGTCTTCATAATCAAATTGATTTCTTGCTTTTGCAATACGTCTTATTGCCAATCTTTTAAAAAATTTAAATATTTTTCTCATTATGTACTTGATTTATTATATGGTACAAATGTAAGGATATTTTTGGCAATAAAAAATAATATGATAAAAAAAAAGAGAAAAATTAATTTCTCTTTTTTGTTTACGAATTTAATCCGTTCATTCCTCCAAGTTGAACATAATTAAGTTGAACTACAGCCTTTCCGTATTCATTTAAATACGTTGGATGAGGTGGGACAACTGTTATAGTGTTACCACTACAATCAATTACACACATAATTGTTTCTGTTCCTGCGGATATAGGTGGTGGTGATACACAATCTTCACAAAGTAGAAAGGGACCATCATAGAAATGATAATTTGTTTCACCCGTTGGACTTAATTCTGAAAAAGTAGCACAAAATGGTGTTCCCAAAAGTCCATATTGTATTTCATAAGTAATACCTGTTGTAGGAACACCACCATATTCGTCACAAAAGTTAAGTGAGTCTATACTAATCTCTTCTGATGTACCACATCGTATAAATTTAAAATTTAAAGAGTCAGTAGTACCAGTTAAACACGAACAACAATCTGTGTGTGGTTGAATAAAGACTATATTTAGAGTTATAGGGTTCTCTGTTACTGCCCCAACAGTACCGCAAAATCGTTGCTCGCTAATATCAAACTCTACTGTGGCTCCCAATGTTAACGTTACAGCAGAAAGAATGTATTCATCATTAGTTAAACATTCGTTTATAATATAATTTGCCATATCTTTTGTATTATTTTTTTTTAGTTTTTATTTATAAATATCTATTTATTCTGAATACTTTACATTAACAATCTGAAATTTGATTTGTTTTTTGTAAGTGTTTATTTCCCCACTACTAATAACCTTCATATCAACATAATATTCGTTAGGTATTTTATCTCTAGTGTCGAACATAAAATAGTATTCATTTGGTGTTCTATTTATTTTTGTCCAATCTTGAACTTGAACTTCTGTTTGACCTTCTCTAACATAAATTCTATAATAAGCATCTACGTTTGGAAGTAATTTATTTGTTGTGTAAGCTTGTTTGATTATAACCCCCACTTTTCTAATGTCGGTGTTATATATTTTTTCATCTTGTTTAATACCAAAATAATCAAACCCATAAATTTTTGGGTCTTGAGTTGTCGTACCAATTTGGATTGATTTCTTTAACGGATACATTACAAATTCGTTAACAACGTTTGGTAAACTAAATCCGTTTAGACTAACACTACTCCAAGTATCATAAAATGTGCAAGGAGTTTTGTATCCTATAAGTGGTGGAAGTGTAATTTCATACACCCCTCTTGTTTTTCTACAACTTGGTAAATTGGTTAGACCTAATATACTTGTTCCATTTGCGTCTGAAATAGTTACCCTCGGGTTTGAGTCTAAATTAATTGGGTTACCATCTTCATATAGATATAGATACAATTTATTGACCTTACCTAATGAGAATGAATTTCTATCATCTTCAATTATGTCGTCATAGTTAGTTTCTAAAAATGGTTCGTAAAAAGTTTGAGTATGTCTAGTAAAGAATTGAACTTCGTAGTTAGAAGTTAATCCTGTTAAGTTTTCTACTTGAGGAACATAAGCAATTCCCCACCCTGAGAATCCATCAATATTATCGTTTAATAAATTGGTAATCTCTTGTGTCATATCAAATGATATGTTCTCATTTCCAAATTGGAAATGTTGGGTATCAACAATAAATAGTTCATCAAAATTAAAGACTCCGGTATTTTTGTTGTTGTAAATTCCTGGTTGAGACCAATTAGTAATTGTTGTTGACTGAATCCAATTTGAAGGTCTTGTTGAGAAGTTTCTATCTGTACTACTGTAATCGTAAATTAAATCTGCAAAGTCATAACCAACACCTTCATCCCAAGATTGAGGATTACTTGTGTTAACAACAGGAGGGATTCTAAATAAGATTAAATCGAATGAAGTTGCTCTCATTCTTCCTTGAGATGTGGAAGTATTTAAAAGTTCAAGATTGAATGTTGAAGTATTAACCATTCTTAATGTATGGGTAATATTGTTATTACATTCTGTTGAAATTGTACCGTCAGATATCTTTTCTCTTAAAAGAGTTAAGTCTAAATCGAAGATAAATCTACTGTACCCATTTGGATATTGTGTAGTTGCCAACGAACCATAAAATATCTCGGTAACAGGATTTCTACCCGTGTTAGTTAAGCTATTCGATATGATTGTGTTGTTTTTACTAAAATAGGAATTGTTAATTGACATAAAATCTTTTAACAATAAATATTTAGTTTAATCGAATATTTTGATTTAAGATGTTTTTATTTGCGTTGTCTGCTAAAGTAGTGATATCTGACTTTTGAGTTTTCGACCCTTGGCATTGAGAATCCGGAACTTCGTTGGCACAAGGATGGACGTGATTTATTAGAAAGTCTATTATTTTATTAATCAACACCATTAATGGTTCCCCTCTAACGGATGAACAGGTTTGATTAAATAATGTGTTTCCAACACCAACAAATTTATCTTGAGGTATACCGTATAATGTATTTGACAAATCGATTGGTTGTTTATCACCTATTGTTGCATTTTGAGATAATAAATAAAGATATTGAGCACCTAACGCTCCATAAGTGATATCTTCATTTTGAAATTCAGAAGGGATTATTGTTTCTTTAACTAAATCGGCTTGAGGTCCAAAAATAGGTTTACCACCTTTATTATCCCAAACTAAGAACCAACCGTTTTCGCTTGAATTATTTAGATTAATTGAGTGATAAAATCTTCTGTAATTAACATATTCCAAAACATCCACAGAAAGACTATTTGGTAAAAACTTTTTACCTATTTCGTATGTTTGTTTTGATGGTGTTACAACAAGAGGGAATGTTTCCCCTGGTCTTACACCTTCATTAACCACAGTTAATCCTGTGAATAATATACCGGGTGTAAATACTTGAGAGATAAAACTATTAATAATAACTATAGACTCATCAAATGTTTTACCTTTAAATTCAACAGACATAATTTCAGTATTATAATCCTCACCAATTTTTAAATCAGCAATCGTTGAATAGTTAAAATTTTTAGTGTTAATTTTTGAACTAGTTGGTAGTATATTATGTAACTTAACTGACCCACTAAAATTAGAGGTACTTGATAATGTTGTGATATCCCACACAATTAATTTTTTAACCAATTGGATATTCTCAACCAATCTTGATTTAGTTTGTTCAGGTAATGGTGTTTTTGTTTGAGTAAAACGAGTTAATTGTAAAAAGGCTCTATTACTATCAGCGATTGGGAAAGAATTTGTAGAAAGTTCTTTTGTTTTACCCGCACGTATTAATACTTCATTTTCTTTAACAATAACATCGGCTGTTCCTCTACCTAATAACGCGTTATCACCCGGTTCAGGGAATACACCTTTACTGTCAGTATTGGCGTACGACCCATCTAAATTTTTAATACTTAACCCTTGTTTAATTCTATCACCGGCCGCTAAGAATTTTTTGGCCCCTTGATAATATTCAAAAGGTGTTGTCATTGGGGACGAAAATGGACCTTGTATATAAAATTGATTTTGATATTCGTATTTTTTATTTTGATAAATTAACTGAACATATTCATCAATTTTAGGAACTTGATTAATAAAGAAAGGTAATAATGGTAGAAATACTAAAGGGTCTTTTGATGACCATTTATCAGTTTCTTCATTGTAATCGGCAACAGATTTAATTACGTCTTCATAATTTTTTGTTTCAGGTACAACACGAATCCTCCCTAACATCATAGGGTCTTGATTGTCTAATACAAATCCTGGAAATAATATTTGATGTTTATTTTGATTATCTACTTTCATTTACCTTAGTTCTTTTTTGATATTCTTTTAGAATAGTATTATACGTTAATTCTAACTTATCTAAATGATGTGTTGAATCAATTACTATTTTTTTTGTAAATTCAAAATCTTCTTGGATTGTATCCATCGCTAGCATCAAATCTTTATTGGATGAGTTTTTTATGTCACCAATTATTGTTAAAACTTTTTCACTTTTTTCTTTTTTATTCATAATTAAAACTTTTTACCAAAAGCGTTAGACGGAACTGTAAATCCTGCTGGTGTTATTGTTAATGGACCAACCGCAATTTGAACTTTATTATTCTCAGCCTCTTCAAAAGCCATAGATTTCATTTGGGAAAATTTTGAAATCAGTTCCAAATTTGGTGCCCCACTTGGCATATCTCCGGTTGGAATCCCCGCTTTTTGCATTTCTTCTACGGCACCAATAAAAGCTCTTGTTTCAGAATATCCATCACAAAATTGTGCCGCGAGCATTATCGGTAACGGGACAGGACTTCCACCAAATCCGGGAAGATTAATTAAATTTAATATCCTAAATATATCATCAACTAAACTTTTACATTTTCTAAAATCATTTAATATCCCGGCTAAAAACAATAATAATGAAATTAACTTTAAAATCATTGCGTATTTTTTAATTTGTTTTTCTTTAACAATATCGGTAATCACTGATTGGATTAATTGTAAAATATCACTTTTAATTAACCTGTAAAGTTCTTCAACAAATATAGCGCCTACTTTAGATACTAAATTAATGAAGAATGATTTAAATATTTTAGCAAAATCCATAAATGATTTAATACCGTCTGTGATATTGTTACCTAACGCTTTAGACATTGCAATTATAGGTAAAATCATTTTTGGGGTAATTAACGCACTAATCATTCCGTTAGTTATTAATTTAATAAAATTAGTATCAACCGCAACTTTTGGACTTACATTAATACCTATTCCTAACCACGCTGGATTATTAGCTAATACATCCGAAATGTTATTTGCGGCATTTTCAAACTCAGACCCTTCAACAAAATTTAATTGTCCTAATGCAGTTACGATTTCTTCATAGTTTACTGGTAATAATACATTATCACAATCCTCAAATTGAACAACCCCGTTTTTAATATTACCTACACGAAGGTCAATGTTTCTTAAATCAATATCTGTAAACTCAAAAAATGAATCGTCAATACCGTCTAATTCGGGTACTTTTGCAACACCACTAACATCAATCTCTCCATCGCTAGCACCACTATCAAAACATAACCCTAATATTCTCGCTAAAATTAATTCGTATTTACTGGCGTTTTCAACTTGAGATGTTCCGGCATCTACTTTCATAGAAACCGCACCACATAAAGATTCCATAATAGAACCCATAACATCGGTGTTTTCAGACATTTTAACAGTGTCGTAGTAGTCAACCATAAATTCACCAACTCTATTAACACTATTTGCCCTATTTTCTAAACTAACTTTATACCAAGGACCAGTTTCACCAAATTGACCTGTTTCACTATATTGAATGTTAAATAATGGTTGACCTGATTTACCAACATAACTATAAGTTGTATTATCTTGAATAAGACCATACATTTTACGATTCATTGAAAAAGGGTATGTTGATGATGGAGTGACAGGGTCTTTTTCGTAAATAATTTTACCAACCTCGTCTTCCGGGTCAATTTTTAATCTACTAAATAAATCCACAGAACCAACTTTAACCCAAACATCTCTAGCACCATAAGTTTGTTGTTGGTCACAACCTAACGCACTTAAACAATCTTCCATAACAATTGTTCTTAGTCTAGGTTGAACATTATTAACAGTTCTAATTAAAAGACTTTTAATATAACTTGGGGAACCACTACCTTTTCCTCCGGTAGTATTGGCTAAATCTAAAAGTTGTTCAAATTGGTTTTTAATTTGTTTTTGGTATCTTTTAGTTTGTTCTTTAAATTTGTCTAATGATTGTGAAACATCTTTTTTAGATTTTTCAAAAGATTCTCCAACTTTTTTATTGGCGTCGTCATACTTCGACTTAGCATTTTTGTATGTTTTAGTCGCGTTTAATTTACCTTGAATTTTATTATAGTCAAAATTTAAATCTACAGATGGCATAATTTGTTATTTTTACATTTTATAAGAACCACCATCTTTAGCGATATCTTTCTCAATCAAACTTTTTAATAAATCATCATCACCACCTAAATCAGAGATTGAGAAACCTCCTCCATTATTATCTTTAGAATTGTTAGATTTTTCCCACATCCCTGATTGAAGTTTAGAAAGAGTAAGTTTTTTCTCAACACAATCATTTATAATTTTTTGTTGTTTTTCAATAACAGGCCCGATGATTGTCATATCTTCGGGTTCTTTCATCATTGTTAACATTTTATTTTGAATTCTAATAGCAGTGTTTCTTTGTTCCACAAGTTCATTGTAGATTTCCTGCATCAACGATAACATTGATTCTTTACTTAGATTAATTTCTTTTTTTGTCGGTCTTGCCATATTAATAAATATTTAGATGGTCTTTTTTATTTGACCATATTTTGAATCAATGTAAAATACATATTTTTATATTTTTTCATTGACCCCCTAATCTCTTTTGTGGATAGATTAGTCATTTCTCTTAATGATAATAATATAATATTTTTATTAAATTTGTTGTTATCATTACCTACAAATATATTTTCATAGTTATCAAATAAATCATACAATGCTTGACCTAATTTGATTTCATTTTCTGATAGGTTTTCATTTTTAATAAATTCTTCTAATTGTATTAAAAAGTGATAAATAACTCTTTCAGATTCTAATCCATCATTTTCGATATAGTATGCGAATCCTTCATCATTTTCTAAACTAGACGAAATATCCTCATAGGATATTTTTCTATTCATTTCTTTTTGGTCTTTAATGATTTGACCCATAAGGTAATTTTTACATATGGTTCCAAAATAAGAGTAAGCCTTCTTTTCTTTAGAAGGCTTGAACTTATCTATTTTTGTCATTAAGAACGAGTGAGTGTCTACGTGGATATCTGTGAAATCCATATCTTTTCTATATAATTTGTATCTTCGTATAATTGAAGATATCATCTTATCTAAAGGTTTTTTTAAAAACTCATTATATATTTTATTCTTTTCTTCGTAAGAGGTGGATTCTAAAAATCTTACCACTGCCAATTCTTCCCGAACATCAAAATAATTTAATTGGGTTGGTTTTCTACCTTTCTTTTTTAACTCAACACTGGTATCTCCTGTTAAATTAATTGGTTCAGACATTAAACTTCTTGTGGTTCGTACTTTATGGCTCTATCATTTGTAAAGAAATATTCTTTTTTAGCCGAATCAATCCAAAATTTAACCTCATCCGGAGTTAAAGCATCTTCACCATTTTTATAGTTCCAAAAAATTGAACCATCTCTTAAGTTAGTATGTTTGTAACCAATCTTAGGGATTGACATAATTTTAACTGAATTATTTGTTAATCTTAGAAATAATTCATATCCGTATGTTAACTTGAATGATGGTTTAAATAATCCATTATCAACTAATGTTGATTTTTTAATAACCATTCCTGATGTTTGAAAATTTTGATAATCTTGTAAAGTTTCATTTGATAAGATTCCCATTTCAGATGAGAAATTAGCTGCGAATGTTGCTTCATTAGTAAATCCGACAAATTTACCCATTTGGTCTGTATCGACAACAATTGGTAAAAATGCGTCAACATCTGGATAAGCGTTACTATATTTCTCAACATTATTAAACCATATTGTTGAATATTCATCATCAAATTCAAAGAATGAAACCCACGTAGAATTTGAATTTTTAACGCCAAAATTAATTTGTAAGGTATAGTTAGGTTCTTCAGTCCAAGCAAGTTTAATAACTGTTAAGTCACCAAAGTCGAAATTATTTAAAAATTCAATAACAACATCCTCATCTGTGTGAACAATGATTAGTTCATTAATTTTTAATTTTTGAGTTTTTAATGACTCAATACATTTTGTAAAATACTCAGAAAAGTCAAAAGCCCTTCCCGATTTAATAGGTAATATTACTGATACGTCAAAATAGTTTTCCATATTATTCTTCAATTGTTTCTAGTTTATTTAATTGTTCTGTGAACGATTCTAATCTTGTATTCATAACTTTATCAAAAATTGATAATGCTTGTTCATCAAACATTTCTTTAGTTAAAAGTTCTTCTGATGTTTTTTTCATACCCTCAAGTAAAGTTTCACTAACATTATCTTCTAACCAATTTTGTAAATAATCCGCAACAAAATCAACAATTTGAACTTTGTTATTAATCCACAGACCATTATCTTCATTCATCCAATCCGGTACCATATTAGGAACCAATCCTAATACAGGAACATTTGATTTAATCGATTCTAATGGGAACGTTCCGTAAGCACTTGTTTCATCAATCCAAACAGATAAACAACACTCTTGAATACCTTTAGCAAATTCGTCTTCAGATAATGTTCTTAAATCTCTAAAAGTTACCCAACGATATTGTGGAAATTTAATATAGAAACTTTTAATTAAGTTAATTGTGTCTCTATGTTCTCTAGTGTGAACCGCAATAATAGGTTTAGCCGGTAAATTACTTGGTTTAAATTTATCTGAGAAATATGGTTTTAAAACATCATAAGAGACACCTCTCATAATACCCTCAATAAATTCTTTTTGATAATCAGACGTTGTAATACATTTGTAAAACCCTAACTGAGTCCAACTTTCTCCAGGTTGTAACGTTTCAAAAATATGGTCGTAAGCTTGACATAGTACAATTTTACCACAAGGTAATTTAGATACTTGACTCATTACATACCCAAAAAGTTCCGGAATAATTAATAAATCTTCAGGAGACACTTCTAAATTTTGACCTTCAATAACTCTATGAGGAAGTGTCATATATTCTTCACCTAACCATTCAGAAACACCTGTATAGTCAGAATTTTCGTGTAGGATTATCGGGTTGTACCCTCCTTTTAATAATGCCATACCTAATCTATAGATGTAAGCAATAGATGCTTTGGCGTTACCTTTTGTGTCTTGAGCAATAAGATAAATTCTGGCTTTCTTATTTTTCATATTCTCAATAGACAATTCTAATTTTGATAGTTGTTCTTGATTCATATTATAATTTGTTTAGTAATTTTTTATATAGTAACGTGTTAAACGCTATTTTAAACGGTATTGATAAGTTATTTGTTCCTTTAGCCCCTAATGTTTCATCAATTTCTTCAGGCTCATCCATAATAATTTCCATCATTAATTTAACGGTTTCATATTTTATGATGCTAATATGTGTTGTGTCCGTAATACCTGTTGATGGTGTAACTTCTTTTATTTGGACGTAATCATCGATTTTATCTAAATCTAAATAGTAGTGTTCTCCTAATACTTTTAACATTATAGTATTTTTGTTAATTCGAATTCAAATTCTTTAAGGTTAGTTATAGAATGTTTTGTTTCGATATGTTTATTGTATTCCGTTTGATATTTAATTAATATTTTATCAGCCGGATGTTCTAATAATAGTGCAGGGTTTGATGTAAGTAAAACATCAATCTCGCCCCACATTGAATTTATTGTTAAATTACTATAGAATTTTACTTTTTCTAATTGACAACCAAATTTTGATAAGAAGAATAATGATGCTGGTTTAGACCTACCCATCTCATCCGATACTATTAGTAAATCGTGATTATCTCTTAAATTAACATATATGTCATTTAAATCATTAAATGTTTGATATTCGGTTGATTGTGAATGACCAAAGATTTCCATAGGAAAATCTTCATATAAAAAAGAATATAGTTCTTCGTTATTAATAAACGTAAAATGATTTTGTAATTCTAAACTATCAATGGGTAATTTAATTTCACGAACTATTGAGTCTTCTTCCTCGATACCCTCAGTTTTATCTATCATATATTTTTGATAGGTTTGTTGGATTTTATCCAATGTGTTTCTTAACACTCCATTAATTTCAATTGCTATTCTCATCCGGTTCGTTGTCGTATTTACGTAATATCTTACTAATTAATGGGTTTCTCACAATATCATTTTTATCTTTAAATTCAAATGTTGATACATAGTCGTCATCTCTAAATTTTTCAATTGCATCCCATAAACCACTTAAGGTTTTATTTTTATATTTGTCTGATTGTTCAACATCACCTGAGATAAAGAATTTACTATTAAACCCAATTCTTGTTAAAAGAAGTTTCATTTGACTTGGGGAGGCGTTTTGACCTTCCTCAAATATTAATATTGAATTATCAATGTTCATACCTCTCATAAACGCTAAAGCAAATACTTCGATAACTTCAATCTCTTTAAGTTTTTCGCGAGATTCTTTTCCAATAATTTTATTTAATAAATAATAAGAGGGAAAAATATATGGGTCTAATTTTTCTTCAACATTACCCGGTAATGAACCTAACTTTTCTTCGGCTTCAACCGCGGGTCTAACAATAATTATTTTCTCGTAAGGTGTATTTGGGTCTGAAAGTAAATCAATAGCCGCTTTCATTGTTATGTAACTTTTACCAACACCAGCTGGCCCCGAACAAACTGTGATTTCACTATCAATTAAAGTATCGTAATATTTTTTTTGATTTATAGTTAAAAACTTTTCTTTAGTTTTTCTCTTAATAATTTGACCAATCAGGTCTTTTTTACTTATTGGTTTACCTGTAGTTTCTGGAGTAGGGGTTGGTTTAGTGTTTTTTGATTTGCTGTATGTAGCCATTTTTATTGTTTTTAATAATTTAGGTTAAATTATAAATTTTTAAATATTTTGCAGATTTTACTTGAGGAATATCCATCACCGTAAGGTGAATCAATATTAATTTTATAATTTTGTAAATGATGATTAAATGACTTAATTAAGTCATCAGGTGTTTGAATTAGATAACTTGATAACCCTAAAGTTTCAGGTCTTTCTGTAATTTTTCTACAAACTAAACATTTTTTATTGAAAAATGAACATTCTTCTTGTAGTCCACCACTATCCGTAATAACTAATTTTGACTTAACTAATAATTTAATTAATTCAGTATGAGTTAAAGGTTCAATTATATTAACATTGGTTAATAGATGTTTAAATTTTTGAACATTTGGGTTTGGGTGTAATGGTATAATAAACTCTAAATCTATGTGGGTTTTAGCCAATTCATTAATTGAGTTAAACCATTGGTCAATATTAATGTGGTTTTCTCTCCTATGTAAAGTAATTAATACTTTATTAGTATATTCACAACCTGTTTTATATTCCAATAGATTATCTAAAACTGTATTACCTACAACATAAATTTCCCCTTGAACATTTTCATTCTTTAAATTTTCTTTATTTAATTCAGTTGGACATAAATGTATTTTAGCTATCGTGGATACTATTTTTCGATTGTTTTCTTCGGGATACGGGTTTTCCGTATCAAAGGTTCTAAGACCCGCTTCTAAGTGTATTACCGGGATTTTTCTATGTAATGATGATAAAGCTAATCCGGTTACAGATGTAGTGTCACCTTGGACTAATATATGTGTTATACCTTTAAACCATTCGTCAGGTAAATTCATACAATTTTGAATAATGTTATCTAATCTATTATCCCCATAATCCTTCATATCCAAAGTAAAATCTGGATTACTTGACACAATATCTTTATGTTGACCGGTAAACAATGTTTTATATTTAATACCTTGTTTGGTCATTTCATACATAAGAGGTTTAACTTTTATGTATTCCGGTCTAGTTCCGTAAGTGATTAATATCATAATTATTTATTTTATTATTTATAGTATAATAATATCGTTATTAATCTTATTCAACTGTTTAACAATTTCGTCATAGTAAATCCCAATATGTGAGCAAATTACAACGCATTTTTTTTCACAATTTATTATGTCAGGATTTTTTACATATAATTCCGTACCATATAATTTATGATTTTGTTTATTTTCATCGTTGTCGATTATATATTTTATTTTTGTTTTATCTAACCCATTAAAAAGATAAAATTGTGAAGATACGTGAGCACCAAATATATAAAGATTATGGTCCTTATAATTTAATAATTTATTATTTATATAATTAATATTATTAACACAGTTTTCGTAATTAGTTTTAAATTTGTTGGAAATTTCTAATTTAATTGGTTTTTTTATTACTGAGGAATCTTTTTTTAATTTATAAAAAATTGAGTGATTATCATATTTGAAAGTTTCAATAATTTTAAAACCTGAATGATTACTAAACATTTCTAATATTTCTGAATTTAAAAAATATGTATGTTCAAAATGAAGAATATTGTTAGGTAAATAATTTTTACTCAAAATATAGTCCATATCCGGGATTGAAATTAACATAACACCATCTTTTGTTAAAATCTCATTACATTTGTTGAAAAATAACATTGGATTATGGATATGTTCTAATAAATGTGAATGTATTATAACATCAACATTATTAAGAGTATTAAAATTTTCATCAAAAAAATCATTTATAAATTCAACATTAGGTAAATCAATTTTTTCGGAATTAGGTTCAATTATGTACCATTTTTTAAACCCTTGACTTAATTTGGCTATTTTAGCGGATGGGTCACTAATTTCCAATATTGTTTTATTTTTAATTGTGTTCTTAATAAATTCAGAAAATTTAATATAATGTTGTTTCCAAATATTACCTATAACATTAGTGTTGTGATTATTATGGTATATCACATTTAAATCTAATAATTCGTTTATTTGGACTTCACCACAAAAATCACAAACATTGAATGACATATCGTTAATAGATTCATCTATATTATCTTTATTAACACCCATAAATGCCGGCATTTTTATTGTGAACAAATTATTAGTTTCTCCATCACATAATGTACAATTTCTTTTATTTTTTTTCATAGGTGAAAAGTTTGTCAGTTTCATATTCATTTAAATATTTTTGATGTTTTGGCCAATACGCTTTAATTTTTTTACTATAAAGTATTGGGAATATAAAATCAAGACTATACTTATTATTTATTTCTTCATATTTTAATGTTAATTGTGTTTCAGGAGGTAAATTAGAATCAGATTGTGGTATGTTCCAAAGATTTAACATAAAATCAACTGGCCCAAACAACATATGTTCACATAAATAACCTCCATCATAGTTATGATATGCGGAAAAGTATACCGTATTTTGATTTAAGGAGTTAATTAATTCAGATAAATCATCTATAAAAATATCGGACCTAATTTTGAACACATAATTAAATTTTAGTTTATCGGCCATTTTAATACCTTCATACGTATTTTTGACTTGATTATTAAAATTGGCTTTTCCGGGATTTACGGACAATTCATTAATTATAACTTTAAACCCTTTACTGTACAAATATTGTAAATTATGAGGTTGTATTTGATTAGTTGAGATTATTACATTGTTTTTAAATTTTTCATACGTTTCAACTATGTTTTCTATATAATCAATGGGTCCTTGTACTACAATACAAATGTCGTTATTAAAATATTCCTTTTTCATTAATATTTATGTTATATTTATTTATTATTGGTAATAATACATCAGAATATTCACTAATATTCCAACGACCTTTAACTATTGATGAACAGATATGAGGATAAATTGATGAATTATAGTGATTACCTCTAGAGGTTTCATTATCATAATAATATAATGATTTAATATTTTTATGTTTAAATAAAATATCACCATTAATTTCCAAATCCCAAATACTTAATTCTTTTAAATCTTCTAATAAAGTTAACAGATTTGACCTACGCCAAATGGTTGGTGTGATAGAAAATTGAAAATCAAAATTATTAATCACAAATAATTTATCCTCAAATTTAACGTTACTATGAATACCGGATTTAATTAATCTAATAAACAAATACTCTGGTTTAAGTGACATTGTTTTAATGACTGACGTTAATTCGTTAATTTTAACATTATCATATAATATCATATCCTCAAAACTAATTAAAACATATTCTGTTTGTGTTTTTTTTAGCCCGTCAATTAATCTATTGGAGTACTTTGTATTATCGGAATACAATATTTGTTCGTGAGGTATTTTATCGGTCAATTCATTAATTAACACAATGTGTTTGTCGTGATTAAAAAATTCAGAATAGGAGTCAAAATAGGGGTCCCATAATGTTTCACAATCTGTATGTGTATGTGTAATTATTGTTAAATCGTTTAAATCCATAATTAAAAACTACATAATTTATTTGAGTACACCCCACCTAATTGGTAATCTCTTAAATTTTTTTCCGTCCAAATATTCAATGTTGAACCAATATCAATATAGGTATTATTTTTATTATTATTCCATAACTTATGTGATAGGACATTCCCTAACGGACCAGCACAAAATAAGAATAAGGTGTCTGTAATATTTTCATAGTTTATTTTAGTGATAAGCTCATCAATTAAATTTAAATTTGTTTTAAACCCTTCAATACCAATACCATAAAAATCGGTAATGTTTAACACTTCTTTTAATTTTAATAAATTACTATTTTCATTAGCGATTAAAAAAATACGTTTATAAGTGTTAAATAATGGTAATAATTCCTGTTTAAACATTTCATAGTTATTATTAACAAATATATTCGCAAATGTGGTATTATCTAAAGATGTCCCTTTGTTATCCATATACCATCTATGAGTGTTTACATCACAACAAGGACAAGAAATACCAATATAATAACCTTCGTCTTGAAACATAAATGATTCAAATAGTAATTTATAAAAATCGTAATTTTCATTTGGGTTATAAAACCAATTATCAATATTTCTAATTGGTTGATTAATTAAAATATTATATTCGCCATCCGCATATTTACTAAATGCAAATTTTTTATGTTCCTTAACATTATTTTTTAATATGTCAAAATCTTCAGTAAATTTCTGTGTAAAAATCATAATACATCAATTCTTTTTTGTATAAACGTTTTATACTCTTCTTTATGTTTGTCTTCCGAAAATAAATAATACATACCAAGTCCTCTTTGTTTGTTAAACTCACTTAATCGGTCACCTCTTAATTTTTGTTTTGGTATAAAGTCTGACAACCCTAAGTATTTATAATGTAACATTTTTAAATCATTTCCATTATAATAGAAAACTTCTCCCGTCGGGTTAGCGTGGTGACATCCAAATGAATAGTTAATCTCGTCAATTTTATTACAATTAAATAACATTAATTTATCGTTACTATTTCCTCTAATACCTTTAGTAACTTTTTCAAATAAATTATCGTCGGAACTTAAAATTAAGTCTTCATCCCCAATCATATGGTAACCTTCAGGTTTAAAGATTGTAAATGGGGAATTTTTCATATCAGTTAAAAACTGGTGTATATTCGTATGATATAAAAATTCATCAGAATCACCGACAATAACATAATCCGCAACACCTTTACTTTTTTTCCAACAATTATTTTTTAGACTTAAATATAAGTCATCTCTTACCGTGTTATCGGACTCCCATTCAATTATTTCAGTATTAGGGAACGATTTAATAATTTCAACACTATTATCGGTCGAGTGGTTATCTAACATAACTATTTTATCACAAAATGTTGAATAGTATTTTAATAAATGTGGTAAAATATACTCTTCATTATAACATAGAAAATACGCGTGTACTATTGGTCTCATCTCGTAAATAATGGTTTAAAACCTCTGTTTATATACTTTTGATATTCCATAGACATTAAACTAATGTTCAATGGAAACATTGATAATGCTGCAGAATCTTGACCTATTCCCCAACCTGTGTCCGGTTTACTACCCCACATTTCCATATCATCAATTGGATGAGGTGGGACATAAGTTTTTTTATTTAAATATTTCTGTAAGGTATATGAAAAGTGCATATCCTCACCAACTAATCTTGTTTGTTTTACATCCGGTAATTCTCTCCAAAATGTTGACAACCATTCTCTTCTAAAAAACCAAGAATGTCCAACAATGTCCACTTCTTCAGTATTATTATTTGGGTTTGCCCATCCAACTCTCGTACTTGGATGATATGATTGTGTTGTCTGAAATTTAACACCGATTGTTCCTAATAAACCATCGTGTTCTTGTATTGTGTTAAGACAATTTTCTAACCATTTTTTACCCGGAATTGTATCATCATCAAATACACACACATATTCGGTATCGGCATTTAATGCGTATGCAAAACGAGCCCAAACGCCTAAGTTTTTATTACACGATGAATGTGTTGTTCTTGATGTTAAATGTTTATCAAAATTTTCACCAAGATTTTGCCAAAGTAAAATTTCTTTAGGTTTGATTGTTTGATTTTCAATAGCCTCTAATTGTTTTTTAAAATGTTGAGACCTTTTAAAACCATTTAAAATTACTGTTATATTCATATTAATTATTTAATGTTTTTAGATATAAATCTTTAATTTTTTTAACGACGTTAGTTGAATTAAATTTTTCTAAGTCATTTGGAACTTCGTGGAATTTTTTATCTATAATATTACCTGACGAATCAACATTATATATCCATCCTGATTTACCACACATCCAACCTTCAATTGTTGTTCTTCCTAATAAAATTCCCGCGGTTTCAGAACAACGGTGAATAAAGGTATCGACATTCGGTGTTGCTTCAAAATATTTAACGTGAGGATGTTTTATTAATTCAGGTAAATAATCACTTTGATTTTTACCAACTAACCACAATTCTTTATTTTCTTCTTCAGTATATTTTATCAAATCAAAAATTGAATTTTTACGTAAATAATCTATTGTGCCAACAAATAACACTGAATTTTCAGATGGTTTATTTTCAGGTTTGAATTTTTCACCATCAATTGGATTGTAGATTACTTCAATATCCGTTTCAGGAATATTAAAATTACTAATTAAATGTTCTTTAATTTCAGGTCTAATTGCTATATATTTTTTGATACTGTCACTAATTACCGGAGATTCAATATTAATTACTTCGGAATGAATTGTTGATATTTTATCAATCGTAGGATATAACGTATTCATAATCTCAACAATTGGTTTATGTTGACAATGAATAATATCGTAATGAACATCACTAAGTTTATAAAAATTATTTGGAACTGTTATTTTTGGACCTTCCGGTGTATTAATCATCCACTTACCGTCACCTAATTTATGTCCTGGTGGTTCATTCATATTCTTTACAATAATTCCTAATTTATTTGCAAGAGACACTAATGGCCCATTAGTTCCGGATGCAACAACAGTGACGTTACAATTTTGTTTTATTAAATTTTTTGCTAACTCAAATGCGTACATTTCTGACCCGGTATATTCTTGAAATAATAAACAAGAAATCATCACATTTAACTTATCTGTGTCTTTAACTTTAACTTTAGCAGGTAGATGGTCTTTATATTTTTCTTTAAAAATATTTTTATTAACCTCCCACTGTTCGTTAGTCATTCCTATTGATTTATGCGTTAGTCTAATATTAGTTAAAACACCAACATTAACATTTGAAAGAAAGTTTTTAAAACAAAAATTAACATCATATAAATGGAACCCTTCAACACTTTCATCAAATAATTCTTTGATTCGTTTTTTATGTATCGCTATGAAAACTCCGTCAACAACTACTACAGATTTTATTGAATTTTCAAATGAATTTGAATATCTTGATTCCCATTTTTTACCTTCACTTTCGTGGTTAACAATCCCATACATTTTAGTCCTATCTTCCCACCACATACCACTAATTGGCATATGTGTGGTTCCCGCCATTCCTAAAATTCCATATTCGGGATTTTTATCAAATAATCTAACTAATTTATTAGACCAATTATTAGTGTCAAAATAAATGTCGTCGTGACATAAAACTATAATATCATTTTCTGATTCATTAATTATTTCATTATAAACTTGAGATAAATTTTTCTCACCATTATTAATCTTCTCAATTACTTGAGTTTTTGGGTTACCTGACGATTTTTTAAAATATGAGATTAATTCAGGATTATGTTGTCTTGTACTATAGCCTATTGTAATCATATAATTCCGGTACTTCCGAAGCCGTTTGAACCTCGTTCCTTTTCGTTTATTTTATTTATTGGTTTTAAATCTACCCAACCTCCATTTACTACAGGACATAAAACCGCTTGACCTACTTTCATACCTTTTGGTATTGTAACCGATGTTGAGTTAGTGTTAAAGATGATTGCTTTAACTTCTCCTGTATATCCGTTATCTACAGTTCCCGGTGAATTTAACACCATAAGTCCTTGATTGATTGCTAGACCACTTTTAGTTCTAACTTGTATCTCATATCCATCTTGAATGTCGAAAGACAAACCGGTTGGGACAAGAGCTCTACCGAAAGCAGGGATTTCAATTTCATCAACAGAGTGTAAATCAAATCCTGAATCACTACCATAATTATATTTAGGTAAAGTGGCGTCAGGATGTAAAACTTTATAACCTAAAGTTAAAAGGTTTTTATTATCAATCATATCTTTTTCTAACTGGTGTATGTCAATATCCATTTCATTTAAAATGTCTTCATAACTCATTTCACCCATTTCTTGAGATAATGATTCTTGTAATTTAAGAACTTTATTTCTTAATTCGTTTAAATCTTCAAATTCACTCATTATTCTAATTCTTTTAATTTTTTTATCACATCAATTAATACTAACACATCTCGTTCGCAGTAAGCCGTGATTTCAGGTAACATATTTTGATTCCAATACGCGTCGTGAACTTTATCTCCGGTTACGTCACCTTCTTTTGGTGAAGGAACCTCCATACAAGAACACATTAAATCTAATGAGCCAATTGCGGTATAAGCACCGTATTGCCAAATTTCTTTAGTATCAATTGCTTTAATTTCCCACGGTTTGGTGTCGTATGATGGTAAAAGTGTTGGAGGCATTAATCCATTAATAATCATTCTCTTTGCCAACATTGGGATATCAAAATTTTTAAGGTTATGACCACATAGATAAAAATCTAATTTACCACAACGATTAAGTAATGTTTGACATTCTTTTAATAATACTTTTTCATCATCACCTGAGAATGATTGTTTTTTAATATCACCATTTTCCATAACAAAGGCAACACTAACACAAACAATTTTTGCAAACTCTGGAACTAATGCCGCTCGTTTTTCAAAAACCTTATCGGCAGAAAATCCAGCGTCTTCCGGAAATCGTTTTTGAAACCAATCAAAATATTTCTCAAATTGTTTTGCCACATTTGGATTGTTAACTTTACACTCAGTATAGTTTTTACATCCACCAACAGTTTCTATATCAAGAAACAATATTTTGGTTAAAGGTATTTTTATCATTTATAATGTTTTAATTAATTAAACTTTTGTACCAAGAAGCTCTTTCATCAGTTACCTTATTAAGGTCATATTTGTCTTTTACCGTATTATATAATCTCTCACCTAACTCAGTAATCATTTCAGGATTATCTACCAATTTTTTAATTGATTTAGACCAATCACTATGATTTCTATTTTCAGGTATTAGAATTGCATTACCGTTATCATTAAACTCACCATTTTTTAAACAATGAACTAAATCAATCGTGTACGGTCCAATTTCTGATGCAATTAATGCTTTCTTATAAAACCCTGCTTCAATAACTTTTAATTGAGATTTCATTCTATTAAAGATATGGTTTTTAATAGGTGCCAAAGATATGTCAAATTTAGAATAATTCATAGCATATGTGTTAACAGGTTTTGTCCAAACTCTAACATATGGTAATTCAGTATTTGATTTATATTCTTCTTCTTTAAAGTTTAGTAAGAATTTTTTATATTCTTCATCTGTGGTTTTATAATTTGATGTAAAAATCTCTTCATATCTTGCCCATACTGTTTCGTGTGGTAAAATATTTCTTTGTTTTTGTTCACCTGTTTGAGGGTTAACTTCAGTTACAGTACCTCTTATATCAAATCCACAAATTACATATTGTAATTTATCATTTATCATACTATTTTTTTGAACAAAACCGTCCATAAGTGCCAAATCGTGTAAATGAGATGAACCACCTAACCATCCAACTCTAATTTTTTCAGATGGTGGGGTTGGTTGATTAAATTGAGGTTCTTTTGGATTAATGGCGTTTGGAAATACAATAACATTTTTGTTAATCTTTCTTATTTCATTAGCAAAGATATCTGTAGTAGTTGTGACATACGACGCAACTTTTAAATTTGATTTAATTTTTTCATCAATTTTGTTTTGAACAATGAGACTATGTATAGGATGTTCTTTTGTTGGCAACCAATAATCATCTAAGTCTACAATAACAACAATCCCGATTGACTTTAACCACTCGATTATTTTGGGAGACATATTATAATCTTGACCAATAGTTCTGTGAGCGTGAACTATTTGATATTTTTTCCAATATTCTAAATTATTTATTTGAGGTTCGTAGTCAATATCTACGTGAAAGTCATCCGGATATAAGTTTTGTAGGAATACGTGAGGGTCAACAGAGCGAAATTTCCCAACACCTGTTTTGTCACTTGGGAGAACTAATACATTAATTTTTTCTTTCATAGTTTTAATTTATATCCAAAAATATAATAAAAAATAAAAAGAATATCAACTATATAAAAACAAAAAACCCCCAACTTGGTAGATGAGGGTTAATCTTGAGAGTAAATAAAGTTAAGAGATTTTTTTTATCTTAGTAACCTTACCTTCAAATATATGTTTTCCAACTTTAAAAGAAAAGACTTCATTAGATTTTTGTTCAGATTCTGATAAAATTCCGTTTTCTTGTAAGACTTCCTCTACAACTTCACGAAGCATTGACTTTAATTCTTTCATATTAAAGTTTGATTGTTGTGGTTGAGATTGTTCTTGAACTCTTTGTTTTGATTGATTACCTCTTGCGTCAGTATTCATTAATCTTGCTGCTTTCTCAACTAGGTCATTAGATAATGTCGCTCCACCTCCCATTGAGTTGGGAACTTCAATTGGGTGCTCAATCATTAATCGTTTTATTTCGTCAGGAAGATTTGATGACATAACTCTATCTTTAGTCATTGCTTGTGGCATTGTTGGAGTTTTTGGGATTGATGACAAGTATGGTTCATTTGATTGAGATTCTTGCAAAAATTCTTGAGGGATGTTATATTTTGCCCCAACCGGTTTGTAAGATTCAACTTCAGGTGAACTATACGAATCCATAGATGGCATATTACCTCTTGGTGTTTGATTATGTTTATCCATTATTTGTTTGGATATCATTAGTTTTTGAATTAAATCAGCTTCACTATTCATATTTTATTGTATTGGTTCAGTTGTTGGTTGACCAAAAACTGCGTTTATAATAACTCTTGTCATACCTTTATCGCCTCTTGGATTATACCCTGGTTTTGGTTCGTTAAATTTCTCACCTGTTGGTTTGAATGATGCGATTTTGTCGGCTCTGAATAATCTCCATCCCGGTAAAGGTTGTTCACCTTTATACGCGGTGTGAGACGCTCCTTCATTATCCCAAGCTCGTAACACAGGGTTACCGGCTTTAGAATATCCGAAACAAACAGGTTCAATAGTTCTTAGACCACGACCACCTGGTTCATCACCATCGTAGTATACGACAATTTTATCTCTATTTTTTATAGCGTTGACAATTGAATCAACAGACGCTACTTCTAAAATAAGAGATTTAAATGTGTTGTAAAGTTTCATTATGCACTTGGTGTTGTATAAGGAGAATTTGATTTGTATTGATTAAATACAAGTTCTGATTTTCTTTCAAGGATATCTTGGATTGCTCCGGCACTTTCATTATTAGTGTCTAAGTCCCCACCTGTACCTTTACCTTGAGCATCTCCAGTTGCAAGAGCGTCAGGGTTAACTGCTGAATATTCGTTAGCAGTGTCTTTATAATCGTTTTTCGGGAATAATAACGCTCTTTGAGCGGCCGCGATTTGAGATAATTTATTATCCGGTTGTGCGAAATCTAAAGGTTCTAAATTTGCCATATTATAATATTTTTTTTATTAGTTCGTTTATTCTTTTTAAGTTTTCAGTAATGTCGGTATTATATTGATTAACAGATGAACTATGACTTTTACTTGGTCTATTCATTGTTCTTATATCATTTTTATCGTGAACATCAATTTGTTGATTAGGTAGAACTACAGATTTGTTTTGTTTTGTCAATTCAATATCATCTCTTTTACCTTGTAATGTATTGTTCACCCAATTTTTAACATAGTGACCACCATTTAAGATATGAGGTATTTCATCCTCGTGACCATTGAACTCATCAAACCAATTCTTTATTCTCTTAAGTTGTTGATAAGTAACTTGTTTCTTTTCTCTTAACTCTTTATTTCTTTTATATCCTTCAGTAGTTTCATCAACATCTCCGGCAGCCGAATGACATTGGTGTAGATAATCTACAACATCTTGAGGGACATCAAAAACTTTTCCGTATAAGTCACTATTCATCGTCTGACGATTTTAACGCTTTTATTAACATATTAACACTAATACCTTCTTTGTCTGCAATATTTTTAATTGATTTAAGGTTTTTCTTTAAAATTTTACTAATACCGGTGTTTTTAATAACGTCAGAATCATCTTTTGATTTTTTTGTTAAAATATCCTCAACCATTTTAGCCATCATATTTTTTTGGTGTTCTTCAATACTTTCTTTTTCAGATAATCGTTGTTTTAATTCACCGTGTTGTTTTTTTGCTTTTGGTAATTTACCAAACTCTTTGGCTCTTTCAACAGCATTTTCAACCCCCATTTCTTTAAGGGTTTTAACTGTATTTTTAAAATCCATATCTTTTGTTTCTTCGTATCCGAAAGCTTCAGAATAGTCAACTTCATTAATTATTTTATCAGAACCTTCCTCACTCTCACCATAATAAACTCTATATCCTCGTGTTACCGGGTCATTTGTTGTTCTTGACATCGCAACATATTGGTCGGTAGTTTTTCTTGGTGATAAAGCGTGATTAATGTCTGGAATTCTAGACCCTAATAAACCACCGTCTTCATCAACCAATTCGTCAATTTCTTCTTTAGATTTAATTCCCTTAAGTTTTTTATCTAAACCTTTCTTCGTTACTTTTGATTTTGTTTTTAACGCTGCGGAAATCATACCTTTAACTTTTTTTTCGTCTTTTTTATCAAACTCAATTTTATCGTCAGACTTTCTTGATTCCGTTAAAGTGTCGGCCACATTATAATAAAGGGATATTTTGTTACCTCTATCTTTAATATAAAAGTAACAATTGTTTCCAAAATATTCGGTATTAAAATTAATCATATCAACTTTTTATATATAAATACTTCGTTTCTGACTATTTATCATAAAAAAGATTGTGAGTCAAAATATAAATCAATTTCCGAAACCGAATTGGGGGGTAAAATTAGCGTTAGACCTTAGTGATATGACGTTATCTACTGATGAAAGAAACTACAAAGAAGAAGTGGTTTTCTCACCTTATTTAATTGCCGAAACCTATGGTAATAGATTACCTATTAATTTTGATATTAATGATTCAATTTCGGTACAACCAATTGTTTTAAATTATAAGGAATATAACTTTAATAATGTTTTTGTTTCAAAAAATTATTACAATCCTGAAAATATAGATTTAAGTTGTTTAACCGCCAATACCTCTTGTGATATTGGGTTAACAGGTATTGATAATGGGTTGGTTGAATCAATGACAGGACAATCAATTACATTCACCAATGGAATTAATGACTACACTAAATTTAACAGATTATCATTTGATAGAAGATTAAAATTATTCCAAGTTACAGGTTATACTAGTACTAACGTTAGATTCTCAGGTTTTGACGATACCATATTATATGAGGTAGTTAGTAAGAACGATAGTGTTGGTAGATACCACGAATTATATGGTGGGTTCTATCAAGGGTTTTATAGATTATTTGGGTATGATTATGAAATATTCCCTGAAAGGATGAATAAAGGATGGTCAGTTGAAATGTTATTAAAACCAAGACTATTCAATCAATATTCCCCAAGTAGTGGAGAAACCACTTTAAATGAAATTTACCCTAATAATAAGGATATGTTCTTTTATTTTGGGGCTCGAGCTGAAAATAAATTTTATCATTATGCGGATGGACATCCGAGATGTTTAACGGGTTATACTAGAGTAACTTCTAATGTTACAGGTTTAACAACTTGTGCTTGTTGTGAAAATTCAGTGGTTAATAGTAGATGTATTTATGTTTACCCACCAAGACCAACCAAAGCAGACTGTGATGGTTGTATTACTTGTGGTTGGGAATATAAAATACACGATTGTCCAAGTCCTACCCCAACTCCAACACCTACACCTACTCCTGTACCGGCACCTTCAAATTGTGAACCAATCACGGCTTGTACTTCAGGATGTACTTGTACACAATGTATATCTTGTAATGAATGTCAAACTTGCGATACTTGTAATTTAACACCAGGTTCCGTTGAGAATACTTGTGAAAGTGACCCATTGTTTGATTCAATGTCAAATGCGTTTGCGATGAAATTATGTGGGTCACCAAATAATCCCCAAATAGGTATTAGAATTTTAAGATTTACCGGTGGATGTGAAACTAGTGGAACTTGTTCGACAACAGGAATCACTTACACAACAGGATACACAATAGATAACTATTGTACTCCACCAATTTACCCATATTGTTTACAACATAATCCATCGTATTTAGATTTAGAACATTGGTTCCACATCACAGCCGTTTGGGAAAGATACACTTGGTTAAACACTTGTGATTTATGGTATAGAGGTGGTATTGGTGATATCACTGAGAAAAAATATTTAGATGGTCTCGCAGGTAATTCTACTGAATTAATCACCGTACCATATACTCAAACTTGTGGTAAAGACCCTGAACAAATTGATTTGGTTAATCTTAATGAAAAATGGTTAATCGATAAAGATTTTAGGAAAGGTAGATTAAAAATTTATATTAATGGTAGAATATTCTACACATTTGAAGATATTGAGGAAATAATCCCAAGAGCGTTAAGTACTGATAAGGAAAAACAAGTTGGGGTACCTTATAATATTTCGTGGGGAGGTGGAACTCAAGGTTTAAGAGAGAATTTAACATTTTCTTCAACAACAGGAACAACCTATATCCAAGACCCTGAGTGTTTCCCAACTAATGATTTCGTTGGAACAACATTTAGTGGGTTAACTACTGATATATTATTAGAACAAAATTTTGCCGGTTCATTTGATGGTGGTATTTCTCAATTTAGAATGTATGTGGAACCATTATCTGCGGATGAGGTTAAACATAACTTTAATTTATTAAAAGATACTTTTAATATGTTTAATCCGGATTGTCCCGATTGTGGTGAAGTATGTCCGGTTAATGATTTTACCTATGTAATAACAACCCCGGAAGAATTACCACCATTCGATTTAGGTAGAATTTATATACCTGATGAGAGAGATAATAATTATTTAATTAAAGACCATTTTGAATTAATTAAAAGTGTAACTAGAGTTGTGCGTGTTGTGCGTGTAGTACCAACTAAAACACCTACACCAACAAGAACAAGAAGTATTTTACCAACTCCTACACCAACAAGAACAAGAAGTATTTTACCAACTCCTACACCAACTCCTACACCAACAAAAACAAGAAGTGTTTTACCAACTCCAACACCTACACCAACAATTGTTAGATTAACAAGTAGATATTGGGACGCTAATGTTTGGTGGGGGAATCAAGGGAATACGCCACAATGTGTAGGGTACGCTTGGGCTCATTGGATTGCTGACGGACCTGTTGTTCATTCAGGTGTTCAACCACCGGTAAATCCAACGTTAATTTATCGACAAGCACAACTAGTTGATGAATGGCCAGGAACAAATTATAATGGAACATCTGTTAGAGGTGGTGCAAAATATTTAAACAGTACACGTAAGATTGGTAATTATTATTGGGCATATGATGTTCAAACATTAATAAATACAGTATTACAAATTGGGCCGGTAGTTGTGGGAACTAATTGGTATCGCAATATGTTTTACCCAAATTATAATGGAGTTATATCTATTGGTGGGACGTTATCTGGTGGTCACGCTTATGTAATTAATGGCGTTGACACAATTAATAGACTATTTAGAATTAAGAATAGTTGGGGTAAATCTTGGGGTAAATCAGGTCACGCATTTATCTCATTTACAGATATGGCAAGATTAATAAATGAACGAGGTGAAATATGTTTGGCCGTTGAAAATAAGTTTTAAAAGATGAGTTCAATAATAATACAAAGTGTAAGTCATATTGGTGAGACGGCAAATATCATATTTAAACCGTCAAAAGTTAATGTGGTAATTAATTTAGGTAATCAAATTCTACCTTATGAATTTAACCCTGCATTATTATCACCTCCTCGTGACGTATACGGAACTTACACAATTTTAGTTGAGGGGTCAGATTGTCCTATAATAATAAATGTACCTGAACCTACACCTACACCGACACCGACACCGACAATAACAAGAACAGCAACACCAACAGTTACTCCAACAATGACACCTACACCAACATTTGACCCTTGTAAAGTACCGACACCAACACCAACTGTTACAAAAACTCAAACACCAACACTAACGGTTACCCCAACAAGAACACCAACACCTACGTTTGACCCTTGTAAAGCACCAACACCGTCAATTACTCCAACAAATACTGTTACTCCAACAATTACTTTAACCCCTACCGTGACACTAACATCAACTCCAACTCCAACGCCAACATTAGAACCATTAAATTTAACTCTTTTTGCAGAATATGAACCGGGTTCAATAATTGCGTATTATACATTAGTGTTAAACCGTTCATATAGTGAAGAAATAAATGTTACTTTTGAAAATGTTCTAAATGTTTATAGTGGTTCTCCAATTACAATATTTACAGGTGTTACGGTTAATTTGGGAAGTTTATCAGGACAAACTATTGTTACAATAGATGAAGATTATAACAACTACACAGGAGAGCCATTTTTTAGTCAATTATCAGGAACTCCGGTTGGAAGTACATATGAAATTATTGTTATTCCTTTTATTCCTACGCCAACGCCAACACCTACATTTACAAGTACCCCTACACCTACATTGACAAGTACTCCTACACCAACTCCTACACCTTCAACACCAATTGACATTTTAATTAATCCAATTATAACTGAAAATGATGAATATATTATTGTTGGTGATAATTTTTATTTAATGTATTAAAATAAAATTAAAAATATTTATAAAATAAAAAACAAATTATGGCATTAACAGGTAAAACAATCGGAGAATTATCTCTTTTACAATTTCCAACAAACGATACATTATTTCCCGTAGAATTGAGCGGTGACACATACCATATAGCATATTCGGCATTCACTAATTCAAACTATAACGAAGGAACTTACGATGAGTTATATTCATTCGCCACAGGTGAAACACTAACCGCAGGAAGTTATTATTTAATGACTGACTTCCAAACGTGTTACGACCAACCAAACTATGATGTTAATGGTACCCCAATAGCTACCGGTAATTATAAGACAGGGTCAACAGAACCTATATTATTGTTAGCAATATCAACAACAGGATTCTCTCCTACGGTATATTCAACATTACACCCACAAGATAAAATATCTTATGATATAACTTGGAATATAACTGAAGTAACAGGTGGACCGGCTAAAGGTAGAATTACTGAACGTATTGATGATAAGAATAACAGAGCCGACTATGATTTCAGAGCGGTTCAATTTATTAGATATGTTGGATATTTTTCAGAACGATACTATGAAGGTAAAATTAGTTTAACTGGTTCAACCGGATTAGTTAATGGAACGGGAACAACATTTACAACTGATTTTACTGTTGGTGATATTTTTGGAGTTTATGCACCTGGTATTAATGGGATAGCTAGTTTCCAATATTATGAAATTTCGTCGATAGTTAGTAATGTTGAAATGTATGTCACAGGTAGAACATTAGCAGATGTGAGTAACGTCTATTATTCTGCGGGGATAAGATTACCTAACTATATGAATCCACTCCAATGTAATATTACCGGCACAACTAATGATGAATTTGCGGAGTATTATACATTTAATGATGGGAATAATTATAACACATACTTGGGTGATAATGTTAATTACGATACTTTTATATTATCAAATAATGTTTTTCTCAGCGGCGCATACAGAAATAACACATTCGGTGGAAATGTTGTAGGTAATACATTTAATGATAGTATGGATTCAAATACAATCGGACCAGTTTGTCGATATAATATTATAACAAATGATTTTGAAAGAAATAGTATAGGTTCAAATTTCCAATACAATATTATTGATTGTGATATGGACTCAAATCAGATTGGTAATTATTTTGAAAATAATATGTTAGGAGATGCCGATTCACAAGATTTTGATTTTAACCGAATAGGTTCATATTTCACAAATAATTTCTTAACGTTTAATAATAATGATTTCATTAACAATAATATTGGGGACAGCTTTAATAATAACCTCATAGATAGTGGATTCCGAAACAATACTATTGTTGGTGACTTTTATAGCAATCTTATTATTAATCAGTCCTTCAATGACAAT